TTTGTATAACGTTTTGGTAACGATGTTACCCGTAGTACCTGCCCAAAGCTGTAAATGAGCCATCCTTATTAACTGGCACCAGGGTCGGTGTCAGGGTCTTTCCTACGGCTTCTAGTATAGCAAAGCCACCCTGCCAATTTGCAGCAGAATACCGTAAATAAGAGGCTTTCTGTCGGTTCATTAGGTTTCCTACCTCAACCCCATATAAGGGCCTGTAATGGCTTCCTATGGCCTCTGAATAGGCACTCATGCCCAGCCTGTGGGTGTGGCCACAAACTACCGATTTACCCCATTTTTTAGCCAGGTTTAAAGCTGTAATTCCTGCGTGTTGGCTCATATTACCTTCATCACCGTGGGCCAATACCCAGCCAGGATGAAACTCATATGCTGTCTTATGGTAGGTCATACCCATTTCAGCAAAGCCCATAAACTTTGGGTATTGCAGCTCAGGTAAACTTAATAATCCAGGTGTTTTTAAAAGAGTATTAAATAAGCGGTCACTATGATTAGACCTGATAATATGACATTCACGGCTGTACTCGCTGAGATCCCAAAGAATCTGCTTACATAGCTCACGATCAGCGTGGATAGTTTGTTCATAAGCCAAAGGTGTTTTTTCAGCCCATCGACTAATGGTTTGGAAATCCATTTCATCGCCAACAACCAATACTGAATCAAATCGCTCACGCTTGGCTAATTTCTTTAGATTCTTGATTGCTGGATCCAGTTGGTATGGAGCCTGGATATCTGAGATTACTAGCCAACGCTTAATCTTCATCCTCATCTGGAGTAGGGATAACAGGGATAATGCCCTTGTCGCCTACCACCCAGTCGGGCATAGACTCTGGACTATCCATTAGATACAACGCAACAGATTCGCTAAAACCTGCTTTGCGTGCAGCTTTAAACATTTCGTGTTTAGCAATATAAAACACTTCTAGCTTAGATAAAGGGTCAGGTGATTTACGCACCTTGCGCCTGTTAATTTTTCTACGCTTACGTGTAGTTGCCATAATTAAAGATTACTTCCTGTCTAAAAGAATGCGCATTATTTCCTCTTGGCGTGTTTCAATTCTTGCTAAACGATCTGCAAGCGATGATCCAGCGTTAGGAGTTAAAGTCCAAAGCCATCCTTTAATAAGATAGCGGAGACCCCCAAAGAAAGCGACCAATACGGCTGCGATGCCTGCGGCAAAACCAGCCCATTCTGCTGGTGTCATTTGTCATTAGCACCGATGCCATAAGCATTATCGGATTTGTCTAAAGCCCTAACCGCTGGGCCTGCTAAAGCTGAAATAACTACAGCTACAACAGGATCTAATCCCAGTTCATTACTTGCTAAGAATGTTAAGAATGAAACCAATACGCCACGTGCGTATGACTTCAGTACAGCCTGTTGCTTCTTGCTTATCTTCATATCTTGCCCCCTATTAGTGGTATGTCGAACGCTGTGCCATTTAAATCACCTAGTGTTGTAAAGCTAATATGTATGTGCTTCTTATGTGGGTTGATGCCTTTGTACTTACGCCACTTCCAATTTAATATCTTTGAGCATATTCTCCCGTTAAAGATGACGTATGATATGCGTGGATCCGATTTGGCTGCGATTCTGATCTGGTCAGCCAGATAAGGTGCGAGGCTGTCGGATGACTCCAACCTAGAATTAAGATCAAGACCTCTGACCCACCCAAACCTGTCTGGATTATGATCTGATTTTCTGGTGGAGTGACGACTATCGCCCAACCATCCTTCTGGACTTTTAGTACACCGATCTGGAAACCACGTATCAACTTGATCTCTTAACTGCACACCAGCTGCACATAGTTTAGGTTTCATTGGCACAATTCCTGAAGATTGTGCTAAGGCTTATCTGGGAAAATAGCATCTAACGGATTAGTTACGCTGTCAGGTAAATCCCTCAAAGTTTGGCGATATTGCTTCCAAGCATTTTGATTTAATGGGCTATCTGGCAAAACTGTATAATCACTAGCCTTTAGCAAGTGGTTTCTTTGTCTGCGAAGTTCTAACCAATAAAAACCCTCATCTGGATTTTCAGGATTAAATCTTTCAAATGGATTAAATTTCATAATTACATCCTCACAATCGTTGCAGTTGCATAAAATTGATAAGTGGTTGTTGCGCCAGCACCACTTACTCTGCCTTTAGGTAAAATTGTTACTGTTTGGCTAGCGGTTGCAGTAACGATAAAACTACTTGAAAGGGTGAAATCGCCAGATTGATCTCCTTCGCCCCATTGTGCGATGTAGTTATTAGGTGAAGCTTTCAAAGCCAAATAAGATGTAGCAGTTCCACCAATATAACTTAATACTGCTGCGTAAGTATAACCTGCACTAATTATTGCGTTTGTATTAGTTGTTATTAAATAAGTTCCAGCACCCAATGTTGCTGTTAATGTTCCAGATGAGTTAGCAACTGAAATGTTTGTTGTGTTTCCGGAACTTGTGCCAGTAGATGGAGCATTAGTTTCAGTTCCTGTGTTATTAGTTGGATTCCACATATCCCATTTGTAACCTAACGCTTCGTTTGAACCACCAGCAGGAGTTGCCCAAGATGGCACACCAGCAGCAACAGTCAATACTTGACCCGTGCTACCAATACCTAATCTTGCAGGTGTTGATCCGCTTGATGAATAGATTGTGTCGCCAGTGGTTGTCATTGGGTTAGTCATGCCTGTTGTATCCAGATTTGCCCAAGCACTGCCAGTATAATAAGTGGTTACGTTTGTATCTTTTAGATATGCAAAATTTCCTTCTTGTGGTGATGTTACAGCTGCATCTCTAGCAGCGGCACTGGCAAAGACCCAGACACCTTGCATTAAATAGCCATCAACATCGGCTGCGGTTAATACCTCGCCTGTTGTAAAGTCCTTAAACCCTAATCCTGCTGCCATTATTTCTCCTTAGTAACTGAGCACATTATAGTCTAAAGTGCCATATATAGTATTATCTAGAATCAGGGCGTCTATTACTGGTTCTAAGGTAGTAAAGAAAACCCTAAAGCTATTTGGCGTGATGGTGTTAGCCACCCCAAAGATTTGTAAAGTACGGTCTAGCGTTGAGCCACCTGGCTGAGTAGTAACCACTCTAATTGGATCAAAGAAGTCCAACTCTAAAGCTGCAATAATCCCAGAATTGTAATTAGGCGAATATAAGTCTAATTCTATGCCATCGCATCTAACCTGAGTCTCGGCACGGCTAGCCACATAAGCTTTAGCATAATCTAGAGCCACGGCATCGGTCTGCATTAGTAAGTCTTGCAGGTTATATGAATGGATGAAATATTTATCGATTGACGCTTGATTGATGGCTGTTTGTGGCGTGCCACCTGAGCGGCTGATCTGCGCTGAATTAAATATCAAAGTATCATCTAATTTCCACATAGCATTGGCATAAGCAATACCTGTGCCATTATCATTAAAAGTGGTTACTGTCCCGCCTATTGATCCAGCAGTTACTGATCTATCTTGGAATACAAACTCTCCATCGGTATTGACATATAACGCACCATATTCGCTATCTGTAACAGTTTGCATAGCATTTAGAGAAGTACGAGCTGTGCCTGGGTCTGCTTGCAAAGTAGTCAATCCAGCATCGACATCACGCATAGTAGCTGGCCAGTCAATTTGATCTAATATTTGGTTAATGCGTGTACCTGATAAATCGCCAGCACTAGCACCTGTTACTGTAGAAATCTGAGCATTTTGAGCCAACCTGAACGCATCTACAGCTTGAATCGTTGTGTAGGCAACCTCTGTGGCATCTTTTGGCTGAGTATTTACGTAGCTTGTAATAAATCCGCTAAATAGAGAATATGTAGTGCCATTATAGGTGGCAGATATTTGTACTTTCTTCATAGGTGTCAAATATGTGTAATAAGGACTAGATGGATTAGTTGGGTTAAAATCACCATTTTGATCGACTATGCGCAAGGTTAATTGCCCTGTTTGGAATTGATCGACTAAAGGATTACGGCCCCTGCTAGTTTGTATTAGATTTATTTTATCTGACACATCGACAATAATTGCAGCTGAATCTGCCAAGATATTTACATCTAAAATACCTGTACCTAATATCATCGCCTGAGCAAATGATGGCCCAGTAGAAAAGTTAATTATCGCATTTATTGTTGGGACAGCCATTAGGCAATACCACCTGCTGGCAATAGTTTATTACCTGACTTTAATGCCACTCGGACAGTATCGGTAATTAGCCCTTGTAATTCTTGCTCTGCGATTATAGTACCAGCATTGACAGGCACATTAATTACTACTGGTGCGGATGCGGCTCCTGCAGCTGCAGCTTGTGATGGCAAACCATAGATTTGACCAGGTGGTAATTCACCTTCCATCGGTGCAATTTGTTTTAATCCTCTAGCGGTCAATTCACCTGTTGGGCCAATAAGTGCTGGGCTTCTTGATAGGCTATTTAGGGCTGCAGCAGCATTATTTGTCGCTTGAGTTAGTATGCCTAAGCTGCTGTTTAATTCTAGGTCTGCCAGATATTGCTTAGCCTTCGCTGCGTTGCCATCTAATATGGCTAACTTCTCGGCAATACGGATACGTGTTTCTTCATCAGTGGCTTCATTGAGAGCCTTCATCAAGCCTATGCGTTCAACATCGTATTTCTCTTTTAATTTGTCTAATTCATTCTTGGCCTTGATCTTGGCGTTTTCTTCGGCCCTTAGTTTGTTAGCATTTTTAATGCGTAATATTTCATTGGCCCGTTCAATATCTTTGGCAGCACTTGAACCTAATCCATAAGTAAAATTGCTTGTAGGTGCTCCTGGCAGTGCGCCCCTGTTGATAAAATAATCTAAATAAGATCCTATTACTGGAATGTTTTTGTAATCCAGCAAAAAGTTTAGACCAGGTATTTGTTGTATCTTATCGATCAAATTTGCTAAATCCACAATGGTTGCGGCTATACCCTTAGATAGATTTTCAAAATCACCTGTTAAGTTTTCTATGCTTTTATCTTTGCTAATAATTGTGAGGGCATCTAATAAGCCCTTACCAATAGTCTCTTTTGCATTTTGAGCCGCTATATTTATTAAATCTAATTTACCTGCATAAGTTGATAATCTCGCCTGTGCTTGGCCCGCAAATTTTTTGTTTAACTCATCTAATATTTTGTTCATATCCCCACCTTTTAAGGTGGTCTTATCTAAGCCAACGCCTAATCGAGTTAGTGCTGTGGCGTTACCTGCATACGCTTTACTTAACGCTGCTGCTACTTCGGTTAATGATTTACCTGTGGCCGCACTAACATTTAAGGCGGTATCTAAAGCTGCTTGGCTTTGGGTTACAGAGCCAGTGACAGTTAATAATTGTTGAAATGCTGGTCTTAATTGGTCATCTATAACGCCTGTAGTTTTCTGTAAATTGGCTATGTAATATTCGACGGCTGGTGCGGCAAAGGCGTTGCCTGTGTTTTTTAATTGTAACTCTAATGCCTTAGCGGCTGCCTCATCGGCTGCAAATGCCTTAACCGCATTCTTGCCATAATTAAATAAGGCCCTTGCGCCAAAGACACCAGCAAATGTTTTGCCTAATGTTTTGACTTGTTGGTCAAATACGTTTATATCTTTCTTGGCTGTCTTTAGGGCTTTGCCATTCCAAGTGGATTGCGCCGCTACATAAATATTGGCCATTATGCTGCCTTCTTAATTTGTGTCTTACGAGTAAATTCTGTGGCTGATCCATCAATAGCTTTAAGTATTGCTTCATAAACTTTAATGCTATCTTGCGCCCAAGCCTTGTAAATCAAACGGCCCTGCATCTTTCGACCAGTAACGCCAGGTGCGCCAGGGATTCGCTTTGGCTTAGTAACTGGCTCTAATGCAGCTATAAACTGCTGGCTAGCAAATGGGTTATTAGATTTATATTCTTCAAATGCTCGGCTTTTTGCTGATCTCTTAGTATATGTACCACTTGCGCCTTTAGAAGGTGTCATCTGGAATGGTGCTCGGCCTTGTGGGTTTAGGCGACCTGCAGTTTCATAAATAGATCCTGCCCTGCTAACGTTGTAAACATATTGGCTAACTTGCCAGCCATTTTT